TTTCCATTAAGATACCAAAGTTAGTCATGTCGTTTCTGTATGATGGGTCTTTTTTAGCATGACCATTGTAACTTACATCACCATAAGTGTGTTCAGCTGCAACGTAAGCTGCGTTGTTGTTTGTACAGAATGAACGTAATGATACACCTTTGTCTTCAAATTTTTGATATAATTTAAAGTCATAACTTACATCAATTAATTTTTGAAAGTGTTTTTGTGGTGCTTCAAAACGTACCCCAATTTGTACTGACTTTGGTTCTGTAGGTAATTTATATTGTTCAGCTAATTTTTTACCAAAATCAATACCTGATTTTCCTACTCCAAAGATAAGTTTATCATATTTTAATGATGTAGTGTTTACCCAACGTAAATCTCCTGGTAATCCAGCACTATCCATTTCTGCTGTGGTAGGATAATATACTTCTTGTTTATTAAAGTTGATATTTGTAACTTTAGTTTCCCATAAGAATTCAACACCATTATCTATTAAATGATTATACCAATTTTTACCAATTTCATGTAAATAATCTGTACCAACATGCCATACTGGAAATAATCTTAAACCAAAGTGTGGTTTAATAAAGTCAGGTTCTGCTTGTGGGTCTGAACATTGTACTTCTTCTGGTTTAGGGTGAAAACGCTTAAAATTAGTAATTACTTCATCAAATAATTCCATGGCTTTGTCTTCACCACAGTATTTTGACAATTGCCCACCAATTGAAGTGTGGTAAGTTAATTTACCATCAGACCAGCCACCTGCACCTAAAAAGCCTGTCATTACTTCTTCAGGTAATCTATTGTAAGGGTCTTTACCCATGTCGATTATGGTGATTTTTCCTTTAAAATCGTTGTCCACAAGTTTAGTCGCAGCGTTCACACCTGCGACACCGGCTCCTACTATTACTACATTCATAAAAATTTATTTATTTTTCATTAATATACAAAAAAAAGTAGCCCAATCCAAATGATTGGGCCACAGCTCCATTAATTTATTTAAGTCGTCCGGCTATGAATCGGACTAAATGTTTTACTTTTTACCTCTTTTCTCCATTGTACGTCCACCAAAGTACGCACCAATAACTGTAATTAATACTAATTGAAGGAGGTCTGTCCATTTAGGTTCTACTTCAAATGCAATTGTTCCTGCGTCTATGAATATCATAAGAACAGTTGACACAACCAAAAATACTAACACTAAAGGTCTAACATTTTTTGACAACCAACTGTCACTATTCATGTCAGCTTTCCATCTGTCTGTGATGTTGGCTTCCATTTTTGTTTCATAATCAGAAACTAATTCTTGGATCTTTTGTTCTGCTTTAAGTTTTTCTTCTTTAGTGGTTGTTAGGTTGTCTAAAACACCCCCAACTCCTTTAACCAATTCGGCCGCACCACCTGAAAATAATTTATTTAGAATACTCATAACTTTTTATTTAAATTGTGTAACTGCGATTTTGCGGTCTTTTAATTTACGCGCAATGTCTTTAATTTTTTCTTTATCGTTATTTTCTTTAGCTTGAAGTAAAGATTTTTCTAATTGCTCTATTCGTGGGTCATTGTTGTAGAAGTCTTGATCAATTTTAGCGTTACCTGCTAATAGAGCAGCTACAAATGCTAAGCCCCCTAAAAATTTAGCCGCTTTGCCTTCTTGTTGAAGATTTTCTTGGTTTACTTCTTCAATTGCTTCTTTAACTAATATTTCTAATTCAGATTTTTTCATTTTATTTTGGGCTGTTTGTTTGTCTATAATTTTTGAACCAGTCTTCCCAGTCTCTAAAAAGCAAATTGCCTTTTAAATATGCTTCCATTTCCATACCTCTCATGTGTTCGTCATCTTGAGCGTATGTTGGTGATGAAGCATCACCCATTTCTAAATCACCTCTTAAATTTTGAACATGGTGAATTAATTCATGAGCGAAAGACCTACAAATGTCTTTTGGGTGTCTATTTGTAGTGTATAATACTATTGTTTGGGTTGCAGGTTCATAATATGCTGTTTTACCAAAAACACCATTAGCATTTTCTTCATCTTCACGGATAACCAACTTAGGAGTAGATTCGATTTGAAACTTCTCCTGTGCTGCTTTATATACTTCTGCTAATGCTTCTTTTAGTTCCATTATATCATGTCTGTTTCAGGTTCTGTTTCTGCTGGTTCGTCGTCTTCAGGCTCCATTGCAACATCGTCTGCTCCATCATCGTCTCCACCACCCATTCCTGTGGTTGTTCCACTACTTGATGAATCACCAAATCCATCTCCACTTTCTTCTCCATCATCATCACCACCAAAATTAGGAGGTAAAGGTGCTGTTAGAAGTCTGTTAAGTGCTTGGATAGCGTAATTTTTGTCGTCTAATACTAACAAATCATATTCTTTGTCAGCTATACGAACTTTAAAATTGTTTAGTTGGTCACCTAAATATATAATGTCAAAGTCTTGACCATTATGAAGAAAAATCTTATATGAAGGTGGAATTGAATTGACTGCCTTGATGTTATTGATGTAACGTTTTAATGGTCTCATTTCGAGCTCATTTTTTAACACGTCAGTCAATTCTAAAGGAACAGGGTATGATTTCTGCTCGTGTAGAGTTTGGATTTGATTACGAATATATTTTCTTAAATTTTCCATTATATTATAATGTATAAGCTAAACATTGCCCATCTACTAATTTAAAGGAAATAATAGGTCCCTCTACATATTGTGATGATGATACTACTAAAGGACCTACATCATTATAAACTGTTCCATAACTTTCCTTCCCCGGCAGACCAAATGTTATATTAGCAAACTGTACATTTCCTCCTGATGCTGAACCTGTACCTGCTGCTTGAAGTTTTGAAAAACTTCCTGTTACTGCTACTGTGTCTGTTACTAGTGTTGCTCCTCTTGCCATAATTGTTTAGTTTTTATTTTCATTATAAATACCTGAAGATAGAGACTTGTCATCACTACCAACCACTGCTTCGTCTGGGTTGTTAACAATGTCTTTAGCTGAATTTTTAAATTCTTTTTCGCTCATGTCTAATTCAAGTTTCATTTTTTTAAGACCTTCATACTGACCTCTTGCTTTAGAAACAAATTGTTCAGGAACTTGAACACCTTTGTTAGCATAATCTAAAACGATTTCTTCGTCTGTACGTCCTAATTCAAATAACTCAAAGAATTTCTTCATTGCACCTTCCATAAGGATACTACGTTTAGCTTCCTTTTTGTAGGTTTCCATTTGTTCATTTAGATTGGTGTCTTTTCTTGAAGACATGTAATCTTCTAATAGATCTGCTTTTTTCATGTTGTTTTGTTCAAATTTAGTAAATCTTGTTCTGTTTGGGTTCGGCATAGCGCTGTCTTTACTATAATGGTTACCTTCACCACCATATCTGTTTTTTTCTAGATAATTGTCTAATTCTGCTTCATCATCTATGAATGGGCGAGGTGATCTTACGTTATTTCCGTCTCCAATGTTTTTGCTCATTTGTTATAAATATTAATCTTCTTTGTTAGTCAACTCTTTTTGTATATTTTCTCGAGCTTCTTTTGCTGCTTTAGTAACATCTTGGGCTAGTTTTTCTTTATCTATACCACCTACCCATCTTTCTACTTCACCATGTTCAGAAACATACCCATCATTTGATTGGTTGGCCAAATCTAAAAACATACCTTCCATTTCATCTATTTGGGAAAGGCGGTTTTTTAATTGAAGACTTTTAATGTAATCATCATATTTGCCTTCTATTCTTAACTTGTGCTCATATTCTATAACGCAATCATGGCATGTTTTGTGAACTTTATAATTGCTTATGTCTAAATGGTGTTTCATTACTTTACCACATTTAGGACAACATAAAGGTACAAATACTTCTTTTTTAATTGCGTCTAATTTTGAAATGGTTTGTTTAAGACCATCTTTAATAGTCCATGTTTTACCATTTTCTTTCCAAGTGTCGCCTTCTTTGTAGTCGACTCTTTTTTTCTCATAACCTATCTGCGTTTCAGATGAAGCGCCAGATTTGCCCGTAAGTAAATTACGGGCTCTGGTTACATCTTTACGATTGAATTCTTTTTTTAACATAACTTTTTAACTTATAATGATTTTTTTACCCAACTGGAGTCTATATTATACCCCTCTAACCAGTCTATGATTTCTTCAACTGTTTTTCTTTTAATAGTAGTTATAGCACTAGAATATATACTAGCTCCTTTTTTCATTATATCAAGTTCCCATCTGTTTTTAGATGAAACAAATTGTAAATCATATGATTTCCCAGTGTTAGGATCTGTATAAACGGCTTCGTTGATATTTATTTGTTTATTTTCATTAAATACTCCTTCTATTCGTGCATTAACACCTATATCTACTAAAAATTCTTCTATTTCTGCTTCTAAACTATCATACATGTCTTCTTCTTCAGGGAATAAAAAATATCCTTCAGCTGAATTCCAATCTGCTGTCCAATTGCTGTCGTCTAAGTAAGCGTATATTTTGTTAGCATCTTGACTTGTGCGTGGAATTACCATTAGGCCTGTTTCTTCTGAGGTTTCTTCATTCATGTATCCTAATTCGGATGCCATTTCTTTAAGGTTTTTGTCTTTTTTCGCAAGATAATCTTTTACTTTTTTTCTAAATTCGTCAGATTTTGATTTTGATTCTTCTAAAGGTTTAATTGTTCCGTCTGTAGACAGGACATCACTTGCTTTTGTCTTACCACTGCCTTTATCATATGATACACTATAATATGTTTTGCCATTGTATTCTTTAACAGCTGTAATTACTGCTGGGTGACCTAAGTATGTTACTTTTTTACCTACGGTGTATGTTTCATTTAGATTACCTTCACTTACATCCATGTAATCATGGTGTTCTGCTTCTATACCTTGTTTTTCAAGATCGGCAACAATTGAATCTAAAATGTCTTCATCGTATCCTACTGGTATTTCTGTTTGGATTTCTTTAGATTGTAAAAATTTATTAATTTCTTCTGTGTAGCTTAATTTAACTCTTTTACCTTTAAGGCCAGGTTCGCTGTATATGTTGAATCCATAAAATCTACCAGAATCAGTATAAACCATGTTTATACTTTTTACGTCAAAGTCTATACTTTCAAATTTATCAAATTCATTGATTACTGCTTCTGCTAGAGATTTAATTTGTTCTCTAATAAATTTTCTAATTGGGTCTTTCATTTGTTAATTTTTTGCTCCAGGTTTACCTGCGTTGAAATTATTTTTACTAAATTCTAATCTGTCAACTAATTTAATGCCACTTTCTGTGTGGTCTACTGCTACGAATCCCTCCGCTTTAGTTACACTTAAAGTACCATCACCATTGTCAATAAAGTGTTTAGTTGCTACAGCTTTATCATATTTGGCGATAAATATATTTTTTGCTTCAGAAAGTAATTTACTTACTTTAAACAAATTAATTACGATGTCTTTTTTAGATTCGAATGTTCTTAATTTGTCTTCAAATTGCTTTCTTTTTGCGTCTTGGTTTTTAGGTGAAATTTTAGCTACTGCTTTTTCAATTTTAGCTTGATACCATTCTTTAAACATTTCAAATGATCTGTTTGGGTCTTCAATAAATTCTCCTTTTCTAACTTCTGAATTTAAGTATGTGTTTAGGAGGTTTACTTTGGCATTTGATGATATTTCGTTTGGTAGACTATTGTAATTTACTTTAATTGAATCTGCTTCTTGAATTTTAGATAAAATTGCTTGTTCTTCTTCGTCGCTTAATAAAATACCTGTGTCGTCTTTAAAGTAAGCATCATCAAACCAAACATCGCTTGTTTTATTTAACCCACTTACATCAGCACCAAATGAAGCACCACCACCACTTAAATCTCGGTATGTTGTGTGGAATATGATTCCTATTTTTGCGCCTAATATTTGTTTTCCTAATTCAGAATTTGCTTCAGCAGCATATCTAATTGTGTTTGGTTTAAATGTGTAATGTGAAACGTCATCTATGTTAGATGTTTCAATGTCATTGTTGTCAAACATAAAGTCACCTTGTAAGATGCCTTTTATTCCTACAGGAGGTAAATATTGTAATGCTAATTTTAATTTTTTAGCTAAACCTGGTGCGTGACCATGATTAACGTCTATGTCTTGGGAAGTGTAATTGATTTTTGGGTTTTTATTGAATACTGACTTAGTACCAACAAAAAACTTACCATTGTCTGGGTTAATTCCTGTAAATAATGCAGGCGCACCGTCCCACTTTACAGACACATTTTTAATTGAATTGTCTTCTCCTTTTAAATTTTTAATTAATTCATAAAGAAATGACTTTGCTTGGTTGTATCCGTCTTGTCCTTGAGTTAATATTAATTCTTCAAGGTGTGTTAGGTGGGTGTTTGCTTTCGTTTCGTTAAGAATTTCGTTAAGTTGACTTTTCCACCATTTTTTAGATAATGCTGATTCGTTCATTTTATTGGGTGTATTATCGTGTCCACATGAATGACAAATGTATAAATCGTTTCCACCGTCTGCTATTGCCCATGTCCAACCACATTCATCACAAATAATATCATGTTCGTTTACCATTTCATCTAAACTTGGTATTACAATTGCCCATGCGTCTTCTTTGTCCATAGTAGACATGTGATCAGGTAATGCATTGTAAAAGAAAGTGTCTTGTTGGTTTTTAATAAATCCTCTCATTTCAGTGCCTGACACCCCACCTGCTTGGGGTGGTACTAGTGTTGTTTGAAAAGTGATTCCTCTTGGTTCTGCAAATTTGCCTATGTTTTTAAAACGTGCATCGTTGATGTCTTTTTCTCCCATTCCTAAATAAATGGTAGATCCTTCAGGAGCTGTGTCTTCAACAAAATCATACACGTCTCTTACTGGTGAATTTGAAGTTGAGGGTTGAATTAATAATTTTTTAGAAAGTGGATCTGGATCGGAATCTTTATATAAATTCCACAATTGAAGAGACATTTCTCTTGTTACACCATCACGTTCTTTAGCACCCACTTTAACTACAACAACATCTGCGTCTGTGTTTTTAGCTAGCCATTTAGCCATGTTATAATGACCAGCATGAGGGGGTTTAAACCCACCAGGTAAAAGTGCAATTTTTTTCATTAACTATACAGTTTTGTAATAAATATAAACCTCTACGACAGGGCTAATTTTTTTCTTACTAGTGAAGATGGTGTGAGTTCTTCTGCGGAATATAATAATTGTGTAAATTGTTCAAAGCCTAATTCACTTGGGTCTTTACCTTCCATTTCAATAAAATAAACACGTTTACCATAGCCCATTAATTTTTTAGCATGATCAAGAGCATCCTTAAAAGCATCATCATCTAAAGCAAGATACACTTTGCTACAGTTAGATGTGAGGATTTTTTTCATTAAAGTTGATGAGATTTTTTTACCAAACAATGGAATTGCGTTTCGTTTAATCGCCATTGCGTCAAATGCACCTTCACATAAAATAATGGGTAAATCCCAGTTTATATATAGGTCAAAGCCAATTATGTCCTTGGTCGCGGGAGCTAATTTGTGTTTGATGTACGCGTTTTTATCGAATGATCTACCAACGTAATAATTAATGTTACCACCTTCATCGTATGATGGAATTACAACCATATTTCTTAAGTCGCCTGTTTCAGAATAATGGATGTTATACTTGACAATGTCTTGTTCTGTAACGCCTCTTCCTTTCAAATAATGGAGAGCATGTCTTGATAAAACTGCAGATGAAGAAATGATTGGTTCAATTCCTTTTGGTAATTGTAAGCTAGTTGCGTCTGGTTTAGATTGAGTTTTTTTCTTAAACTTATATTCTGAGTCAATTGACTTTAAAGTGTCGTATGCTTGTGGGGTTGCTTTAGCTTCTTTAAGAAGTTTAAATGCTCTGTGACCTTTAAAATTACAAACCCAACATTGAAATTGTTGGGTTATAAGATTGACAGTTAGTTTCTTTTTTCTGTGATTGCAACTTGGACATGTAAAAACAGCGGACTGTTCGCCTCTAGCTCCTCTTGATGATTTGCTGGGTCCTAAAACTAATTCTAAAAGTCGTTTAAGTAGATCTTCCTTCATATATGGTTAATATACGAAAGAAAAAACCATTATCCAAGTTTATTGTTTGGCTTGGTTGATTTCTAGTTCTTTAACAACTGTTCTTAGATATTTAACTTCTTCTTGTAGGTAGGAAATTCTTAAGTCTTGTTTAGCGTCGTCTGGTAATGCACCCATTTCACCACGAGGCCATTTTATACGAAATTCTTCATTTAATTCAACAGCATCATGCATTCTAACTACATCTAATTGTAATTGGGAAATTTCGGCTGTTAATGTAAACCAAATACCTGCAAGGGAAACGATACCTGCTATAATTCCTACAAGACTTTTAATGTCTAATTTTACTTTGGAACCTTCATTAATGTCAATACTGTCCTTTTCCATAAGTGTGATTTTTTTTTAATAAACATCATTTATACATATAGAAAAAAACCAATAGTGTCTAATTGAAGTCTCTGTCGAAAAATTTACCGAGAATATTGTCGTTTAAATATTCACTCTTTTCAAGCACACCAAGCGCGAACTGATGTTTACACTCCAAGTAAGTCAAATGTTTTTTGTTTGTTGCAATTGCTATGATTTCACGTTTTAATTCGTGTTCAAAGCCACCTTTTAAATATTCTTTAATTAGATGATGTGAACCATAGTATGTTTTCCAATCGCTTTCTTTTTGTACTCGAATGTGTGTTGGAGTTCTACCTTTTTTACCAGCGTATTCTAAAAGTTCTTTTTTAGTTAACTTTTTTTTCTTATTATACATTAGTGATTTTTTACCAATGTATTTTTTACCTGTTGATACGTGGGTTGTTTGGTAAATGAAGCCGAACGTCCCTTGTGGGAGGTCGGCTATTTCATTAATTTCTTTTTTATTATATAACCATTTCATAATTTAATTGTTTTTTTATCCGTTTGCTTGTGGTATTTCTTCTATAGTAAGAAATGAATGAGGTGTAAAATCATTATTTTCTGTTCTATTCATAAAGTAACCATGATCAGCCTCTGTACATTTGATTTGAATTCGAACTCTAACTTCATCACCTGCAACTATGGAAGTATCTGTGTATTTTACTAATGTATTAGGTATAGGAAGACCACATAAAGTTTTATCATGGTCAGTTCCTGTAGTACCACAAGCTATGTCGGTGGCTTCGGTTGTATCGTTGGCGAACTTTGCAGTTGTAAAACTATCAGATTCTTTTGATAATATAATTTGGGCAACAAATGATTGATTTGTGGATTTAGCACCAACCGCACAATTTGCAGATACTAAGAATAAAGGATTTATTGTTTTGGTTGTTATGGTACATTGTAATTGAACATTACCAGCACCTGTTGTTCTAAAATTTTCATATGTGTTTGCATCACTATCCGAAATTTCAGGCCCCACTCCATGTTGGTTATCAACAACTATATTTCTAGCAATGATTGGAACATCACTTGAATCAGTGATTTTTTTAGAGAATTTTGCTAATCCACTTTTTAATCGTAAAACTTCTGTGGCATTATAATTTTTAAAAATTATATCTTCCCCCTGGGCATGGTTTTGAATAACTATATCGCCTGTTTGGTTATATAGGTAAGAATCAGTACCATCATGATATATAGAAAGGTCATCACCATTACCTATATTTAGTTTAGTGTCATCTCTAAAATTAAGTGCATCTTCAGATGCATCCCAATACATATATTTACCCGAGGTATTACCAAAAAAGAAAGCATCTACACCATTTGAACCACCACTAGCTCCTATGTTAATTTGTTTAGAGAATTTGGTTGCGGGTACACTACTATCTAATCTAATATATTCGTCATCATCAACTTTAAAAATTATATCTTTATCATTACCCACAGTATCGAGAGAGATGGTTAAATCACCTACAGTATTGTGTATAAAAGAATCAGTACCATCATGATATAATTGAAGATCTTGGGCATCACCAAGTTCTAATTTATTATTATCATTTAATTGGAATCCTGTAAAGTTTGCAGATCCTACAAAAGAAGAAGCATAAATGGCTCCACTTGCACTTATAGTACCTGAGGATGTTATGTTACCCCCAAAATTATGACCACCTAAACCTTCTCCACTTGCACTTATATTACCTGTAGTACGAATATTACCTGAAGATGATATGTTACTTATCCCAAGAATGTCTCCACTTGCACTTATATTCCCTTCAACTACTAATGACCCTGTAGGGGTAGAATTTCCTATACCTATGGCTCCACTTGAAGAAATATATAAAGAGGGTGATGGTGTTTCTGTAGGACTTACACTAGATCTAAATAGTATATTTCCCTCATCTCCCGCATTTCCTTGTGCTGTGATTTTTAAATCACTCCCATACTGATGCATTTCATTAGAATCAAAAGCTAAATGTTTATCTGAACTTGATAAAATTAATGCGGCAAAGGCTGAATGAGAAAGGTGATTAATACTTGATGCTATATCATTAGCTTTATATATATGTAAACCTGATTCGGATAAACTTGTTTCTGTAGTCCCTACAATAACAGGAGTTAAAAAATAAGAAGCTGAATGGGCACCACTACTTGACTGATAGATAGGACCAAAGAAAGAGTGGGAAGTAACACCGTTTGCCGAAAACGCGGATGATTGAGAACCAAATACATTACTACCTGTAATTTGGTTTTCTGAAACTACAGTTTCTTCAAAAGTTAACCCCTTAAACTGGAACGTACTAGCACCTACTACAGAAGCGGATACAGTACCCAAAACTTTTACATTACCCGCGACTTCTTGGTCACCTGTATCTGCTAAGTTTAATTGGGAATCTATTAATTCTCCAAATTCTGCTGAGCTGGGTGTGTCCCCGTCTTCAAAATATGTTTTTAGGGTGG